GCCAATGTCGATCTCAACGTCGTCAACCCAGGTCCCGCGGTTAAGCTGCTCCGGCGTCACGGTCCGCGGCAGCACTCGCACGCTCAGTGCCGTGCCCATCGTCTTCAGGTCGATCAGCGGCACGGTGCTGCGGATCGCGGTGAACTGGCCGGCGAACGCGGCGTTCAGGTCGGACACCACGGCATCAACGAGCTGGAAAACTCTGGCACTCACGATCCGCTCCCTTCAGGCAGCACGCCCAGGTCTCGCGTGTGAATGCGGTACGCGAGGCGGCTGGCATCGGTGAAACGCCAGCCGTCGTCCTCGCCCAGAGCACACACTTCATACGTGCGGCCGTCAAACACGATCTGATCTCCTCTGGCCGGCTCGGCAGTCATGTCGGCGACGGTGACGATGAAATCCATCACCGTCGCCAGGACCGGGAAGCCGCCGGCGTCGATCTGCTCCTGACGCACCTGGCTGGCCGTGACTGCAAGCGGATAGGGACTACCGCTGCCGGCAGGATGGTACACCGCGTCGGATGCGAGGTGTGCCGCCCGCTGGGCGTGCAGCCAGGCCAGCCCGGATTGAAGTGCGTCAGCCACGGGGGGTTACGAGCCGGAGCCGACTTCAGCGCCGGCGGGGTGCAGTTTGACGCGCACGGTCGTCGCGCTGGCGGCGGCCGCCTCAAACACGTACCCGAGCTGGCGGGTCTCGTCGTCGGAGTCAGCGGCGATGACTTCCTCGGCGGCTGCATCCCAGTCAACCCGCTGCCCCTGGGTCAACGCGCTGCCGCCGGAGCCGCCGGTCTTCGGGAACTCGAACACGCCCTCGATCTGAATCGCGCCTTCAGCCAGCGCGGCGATCGGCGACGTGGCGACGCCAACGAGGGCGCCCTTCACGACGACATCGCCAGCGGCGATCGCGCCGACGGCGGTGATGGGCAGTTTTGCCCCTTCCTGAACAAACTTTGCGCTCATGGTCTTGATCCTCTCTCTTGCTGGTTTCGCTCACTTGGATCGGTGCCCGCCGGGCAGTTCAGCCCACCCGGCGGGTGCCGGGGTTTCAACTCAGGCCGGTTCAGGCCTCGCCCTTGGCTTTCTGGCCGCCGCGGCAGTCCTGGAGCGCCACGCCGAAGTCGTGGTAACCGCGCATCTGCACCCCGAGCGTGTTGAAGTCCACGTCGGCGGTCTCGACGGTCGGTGCTTCCTGGCCGTTCAGGAACGCGACCTCGATCACCGGCACGTCCGCCGGGTCAGCGAGGAGATACCAGGCCTTGGCGCTGTAGCCGGTGTAGATCGCCATCGACAGGTAGCGCGATACCTCGACCCGGTACTTGCCGGCGTGCGGGTTCATCACGAGGTACTGCTTGCTGCTCGTCGTGTCGCGGATCTCCGAGCCCTTGAAGAGCTGCTGCGCGATGGCGGAGAGCCCCGGCGGCACCAGCAGGATCGCCGGGTTCACGCCCAGTGGCTGCCCGTCCGCGTCGACCATGGTCACGAACGCCGTCTCGACCGCTGAGAGTCCGTCCACGCCAAGCGCCGTGGCCGCACCGTCCCAGTAGTTCGTCTTCCCCGCGGTGAAGAACGCCGCGTTGTTCAGGAACGTGCTCCAGAACACGTCGTTCAACTTCAGGGCCGCGCCGCGGCCGAGCTTGCGCGGGACCGTCGAGATCGCGCCGAGGTCATCGTTGATGATGTCCTGGCGCGTGATGGCAAGCAAGAGGCCGTAGGTCTCGGCCTTGTTGGTGAAGGATTCCTCGCCCAGGTTGCCGTGCTTGATCTCGCCCGCGGGGGTCACTTTCTGGTACTGGTCGCTGCCGGTCAGCCGGTAGCTGGTCACCGTCTTGAAGTCGCGCACCGCGCGCACCGCGCAGATGTTGCGCCAGGCACGCTCGACCGCGGTGAAACCTTCCAGCAGCATCTTGTTGGCCGTGCCGGAGAGAATGCCGCCGATGTTCACCGTGCTGTAGCCGCCGCAGAGATCGGGGCGGAAGGCGTAACGCATGACGCCGCCATGGTCGCGCAGGCCGTTTCCCTGGTAACCGTTGGCGTACGCGGCCTCCAGCATCAGCTCGAACAGGCCGATGTCACCGTGCCAGCGTTTTTCCGCGGCCTCGATGACCGGCGCCTCGAACCGCTTCTCGATATTGGCCAGCGGGCAAGAGAGTTCGATGGCGCACTGAAGAAGCTGGGTCGTCGTCTGGACGGCGGGCCGGGTCTGCACCGCCGGGGCGACCGGCCGCGAGGCACGCAGCATCTCCAGTTCCGTGCGCTCCAAGGCCCAGCCCTCGCGGACCGCCTTGGCTTCAAGATCGGGATGCCCGGCACAGAGCTTGCGGACGGCGGCAATGCGCTCGGTCTCGGCGGCAATGCTCAACCGCAGATCGTTCACCGCGGCCACCGGATTGGTGGCGACCACCGGCGGTTCCGACGCTTGCGCAATCACGGGCGGAACCGGGGACAGTGCCGGCGCCGGCACTGGCGCTGGCGCTGGCGGCGGCGCGGCTGGGGCCGGGGCCGGTGCAGCAGCCACCACCGGCGGGGCCGGGGGCGCGGCAGCGGGTGAGGACGTGGTTTCAGGGGCGGTTGCAGGTGCAACAGCAGTCGGGGTCTCGGTCGGGGGCATGGGGGTCTCCTCTCGGGTTTGCGGGGCCGGTTGTACGGCAACGACCGCGTTGGTCTTGCCGTCGGCACCCAGGTCTACGAAACTGATCTCGCCAAGCACGGTCTCGCGCATGACATACACGGGACCTGTGAAGGTCTTGCCGTTCACCAGCACCGCCTGGCCGGACTTCACGAACTCGTACTTCCGCACACTGGCGCCGATGCTGGCCTGCCAGGGAAAGCCGTTCTTTGCGGACTCCGCCACGTCGCGCGCCGCGTCCGTGGCCCGGCTGATAACGCCTTCGGCGCGGAGTTCGCCGTTCAGGACCTCGATCCGCTCGGTGTGGCCGACACCCTCGCTGGCATTGTGCTGCAAGCGCACCGGGCGGTTCTGCGATGGCACCGACATGCCTGCCAGGTCCACCACCACCGGCGCGTCCCACCAGCCGACCTGCATGACGCCACCGCTGTAGGCAACCATTTGAAACCGCGGCAGTTTCTTCCCGTCACCCTCGGCCGCGGCTTGGATCTCGCACTTGCCGGTGAATGTCAGGATGTTCTCAGTCTTGCTCATTGGTCGGGTCCTTTGCTGAAGCCGGAGCGGGACTTGCGGGCGCGGCCGGCACAGCCGTCAGGCCGAGTTCGCGCATCAAGGCGAGTTCGCGGGCGCGCTGGCGCAGTTCCGCTTCCCAGTCTTTGCCGCCGCGCGCGTACTCGGCCGCGAGCGTGGTCGTGTGGCTGGCGAGGCGGGTAGCCTGGGCGTTGGCTTCCTTTGCCGGGTCTACGTGCTCCCATCCGTCCCACATCCACTCGACGCTGACGCCAGGCGGCACATCCCGCAGTTCCGGAATTGCCAGGCATGCCTCGCGCAACCATTCGCGGAAAAGCGGTCCAAGCACCACCAGTTCCATGTGCGCCTGCTCGACCTGGATCGATCGGAAGTAGGTCTGGTGATCCAGCCGGCCGCTGGCGTAGTTGTAGGCACTGGAATTACAGGCCGCGACATTGAACGGCATGTTCAGGCAGCGCGCGATCTCGTTCAGGATTTCCGCCTTGAACTCGCGGTACGTCGTCGCCGGCTGTTTCGCGTCCACCTGCCCAAGCTTCCACCCCGCCGGCAGTGTCGTCGCCATGCGCTTCTCGAGTTCCACCTGGTCGAGCGGCTCGACATCGGCCGCACCGTCCGGCGGCGCGTCCGTGTACAGCACGGCGGCAAAATCGGCGGCGGTCTCCGCCGCAGCGATCACCGCCAGGGTGTAGCGCCGAAGCTGGGCGAAGAGCGGCAGTGCGGACGTGATCTCGGGGATGCCGCGACACTGCCCGGGCCGGTCGACTCGGAAGAAGTGAAGCATCGCGGCCGCGGGCACACGGTCATACTCGCCGGTGGACACCAGGCCGCCGGCGCCCGGATGCTGCTTCAGGACGTGATAGAATGCAGGGCTTCCGCCGGCGTCGAGCTCAATCCCGTCTACGGCACTGGGCGACGGCAGCAGTGTCGGCGTCGCCACTTGTTCGGCTTCCAGAAGGCGCAGCGAGAGCTTCACCGGGCTCTGCAGCGCATCGCTGCGGGCGAGCATGGCGAACGCCTCGCCGTCCGTCGCCTTCGCCATCCGCATCGTGCGCAGTTGATCGGCAAGGTGAACGGCTTCGGACCAGGCTGCCCACTCGCGCTCGATTACCCGATTGACGGCTGCGTCTTCGCTGCGCACTTGGAGGCGCGGGCCGGTGCCGACCGTATCGTTGGCGAGGGTCAGCACGATCCCCTTGGCATACGAGTTGTTCGCGACTTCGTATCGCGAGCGGACGCGGAGCGTCTGGCGGACCGCGGGGGAGTTGGCGGTGTTGGCGCTCAGCGCATCGGCGGCGGCCCAGTGGCGCGCGTTGTCGGGCGTCGTCTGCGCGGCGTCGTAGCGGGCGCGGACAACGGGCACCTGGCGCACGATCATGCGCCGCGGGCCGATGCCGAGGAGTCTGCGCATGGAGGCGAGCATCAGTCGCCTCCTGGCGGCACGAGTTTGGTGAACTTCACACCAAGCGTGCCGCGCTTTTTCGTGGCCGCCTTGCCGTCAAGGAACTTGGCGGCGGCGATCTGGTCCGGGAGCGGCTGCTGCTCGACCTCGACGCCGTCGGCTTTGACCTTGCGCGGCGCGGCCAGCGCGTTTTCGATGATGGTTTGCGTGTCGTTCGGCATGGCGTAGTGCGTGTCCTTTCGAACACGCTACGCCACGGTTTGCCATTCGACAATGCCAGGAACCTCTCCCGAAACGCAGATAGTTCCACCGGTGGAACTATCTTGGCGGGAGGTTGAGGATCAGACGGTTTTCGGGCGGGTGTGCAGGTGACCGGCCCTGTCATATCCATGTGCAAGTGGCGGACAACAAGCGGGCCGATCATGGCCACATTGGCTGGCCACGCGTGTCTTGGCACGCCAGTCTTCCCCTGAAGAAGCGAGTACGTATGAACCTCGCCCACAGACCCTCGCAGTCCCGGCAGAAAGCTCCTGCCCGTGGCCATCCCCGGACGGGCACGGCCAGCACGTCGCTGAAGTCACAGTGCCTGGTCCCGGTGCGTGACCTGTCGATCGCGTATTACTTGCGCGGCAGCAAGACTTGCCCGCCGTAGCTTTCGGCTGAGGGGAGGTCACGCCGGGTGCCGTGTTGTGTTGAGTCGTCCGAACCGCCAGGCAAGGCTGCGTCCTGCGCATCCGCGAGTGCCGCAACTGCGCGCGAGCTGGTGACACGGGAAACGGCGGCTTGAACAGGCAAGGCCAGCGCCCGGCGATCCCGGCATGGGCTAGACCTTTGCATCACGGGGGCCATGGCGCCGATCATTATTCCCCTGGCTTGCACGCCAGAGGCACCGGGGATGGCACAAAACGCCTGCCATTGGCTTTTCCGGCCGAGGATTGTAGATTGATCTTACGATGTGACCAATCACGGAGGGTTTGATCGGGGTGAAGAATCCTGGCACCGCACCGGCACCGAAGGTCCCTCGCAAGCGGGTCGTACATGGTTGCCGCCGCTGGTTGTTGGCGGGGGTTGCCGCGAGTGCCCTCTGGTGGAACTGCGGAAGGGCTGATCCTCCCCTTCCGGAGCACGTCGGCTTGGGTGAGGCAGAACGTCCTGTCTTTTCCGGTCCGGTCACTCTGGCCTCACCGGCGGTTCAATCTGCCCCTGCTTCACAAGCGGTTCCAGCGACCGTTACTCCGTCTGCGGCAGCAACCGGCGCCGGAGCTTCTCCCGCAGCTTCGCCTGCGGGTATCGTGTTCACCGTTCCCGGTGATGGCGGTGCATCGCCCGCAGCTTCGACCAGTGCGGTCGCCCGTGCCGCTATCAGTTTAGTTGACTTGGTCTGGGCACCGGCGCAACAGACGGCTGCGTTTGAGCCAGTGTGTCCTTCCACACCGGTTCGGGCAGCGGACGCAGTCGGGGCGGTCGTTCCCAGTGCTACGAAATTCTCCCTGAGCATGGCCGGTTCCTGTGCGCCTGTCGCAGCGGAGCGTGTTCCCGCTGGGGCAATGCTTTCCGGTGCTGTGCCCGTGGCGAAGACGGACCGGGCGCTGATGGCTCGGGCTGTCGGACTGAATACACCGTCACGCGACGCGTCACTGTTCCCGGCGGTCCTTAAGCCTGTACTTGGGCCAGATCCGGCCCGCGCCGCGGTTTTGGGACTGAAAACCGTGACGGTCGAGGTCCGGCCGTTGCTCTGCGACCCGGCAGTGATCGACCTTCTGCTGAGCGTCAACTACCGGGAGGAGATGCGGTTGCTCTCCGCGGCCGGAAAACAGGAAGAACTGAAAGCAAAGGCTTTTCGGTTTCTCACTTTCATCGCGGCTCCCGCGGAACGGCGCTATGCGTTCGGCGTGCTGATGGATGCCTCGCTTCCCGTAGCGGAGAAGGCGGATGCCCGGAAGAAAGTAGACGCGTTTCTCGCGCTTTTCCCAGCAGCGTCGAACATGCGGCGTGACGCGCTGGTTTTTGCCGCCTCTTGGTGTTATGACGGGGAGAAGTACGATCTGGCGCTCGAGAAAGTGGCTGAACTGAAAGCGCTGCCTGGCAATACTGTCGAGATGCAGGCGGGGGCGCTCATGACTGAAAGCCTTTGCCGCATTCGCCAGAACGATGACCCGGGGGCACAGGCTATTCTTGGCGGCATCGTGAACAACTACGGAAAAACAACACTGGCGCCGAAGGCCCAGTTCCTGATCGGCTGGATTCACATTTGGCACGAGGACAACCAAAAGGCGCGCGCCGCGTTGAACCAGCTCGTCAATGCTTACCCGGACACGGAG